ACCAAGTTGGTTCACGCTCCTTCAACTCCAGTCCGTCGATCAGCTCCTGTCTAAATTTGAAATAATAATCACCTTGTGATGGAATCCATGGTGTCGCCCCTCTTCCTAACCACTTGTAGAACGACTGGAAGATAGGTAGCCCTCCGGATGACGCCATCCCACATCCTGCAATTGCTCCAATCTGTCTCCCATACACCTTCTTACTACTAACTGTCTTTGTAGTAATCAGATCAGAATACAATCGCTTTGTGGGTCTTGGAACCAAACGATAGCCATCTTCCCCATATTTCACTGGCGTGATTGACAAAACTCGACTTCCTCAAGAGTTTTGTAAATTCCATCATACTCCATAGTTATTCCCATTTCTAAAAACCAATCCTGTAACCCTTCTTGAAACTGTGTTAAATTCCTCCTATCCATGATGATAACACAATCATCCCCATCATTCAGCAGCTGAATTTGTCTTTTTAGCTTAACATGATCAAAATAAGCATACATTAGACTACACATGATAATGACGTTCCCAAGGCTGGTGTTCATATCACCAGACATGCGACACCCATTGACTGAGTAACGCAACTTACCATCAACCCCTTTGTAAGTTCCCTTGTTCTTGAGCTGGGATGCGAGCAATGTTCGCAGATTGGGTAGTCCTTCTCCTGTTCCTGTGGACCACATGTGGTAAATATTGTGCTCATGCCGTAGCAGCAATGTGTTTATATGCTGATCAAATCTACTGGCATCCAATCCCACTGCGATGGGATCGGCAAATGAATTCCACATATTCGCAATAACATTTCCGCGCTCAATCATGTTCATTCCTTTAGCTACCGTTCGATGACGTTTCGTTGGGTCAAATATCTCGTCTATAGCATCAAATATTTTATGTTCCAAATGTTTGATGTATCTGCCCAATTTGACATTGAATCTTGGACTTCGTGGTTGTATTGCACGAGGGGCGCCTTCTGGCTTTCGGTACTCATCCTTCGTAAATACTTTCACGCGACAATCACGTTTCTCAAGTTCTCGATACTTGAGACTTTCAACAGCTGCCTCATAACACTTTCGCTTAGCACCACCATAATAGGATACGAATTCTTCGTCACTAATTGGGCTTACTTTCCCAGTGTCATTAGCTATTTCCTCCATCTTACTGTTGAAGCATGATAATCTGTCCTGTATCTTCTTTCGGCTCGCTGCCAAGGGGTGTGGATCACTTGAAACAGAACTGTGATCCCAAGGCTTTGGTGCTCGCCTAAAACCCCCTTTTCCATCCTTAACAAAGAACACCCGTTCTAAGACAGCATGGGATACAGAGTCAATGTCATTATTAGGTACGTCCCAATCGGGTCCATTACCACCACGCACCTGGTAATAGAGTCTGGGCTTCTTGCCCCCGACCTGCCTGGATCTTCTAACAGAGAACTTCTCACCATCACCAATTTCAGATTCGATTTGCTCATCTCCTATTTTCGAAATTGATGTGGTCCCTGTTAGCTCACCCAAGCAACCCTAGCAGGAGAATCCCGCAGACACCGCCTTTTGGCGTCTGCGGCGTCGGGATTTGAGCTCTGGACGTTCATAAAGTTCTTGAACGAATTCTTCATCATCACTCATGATCCAAAACATCTGCGTAGCATGCATGACTACCAAGTGCATGTCATGATTACGCAGATTCACGAACATTGGATCTTTATCCCGACGTAACGCTTCAATCCGGCGGGCAGCATCAGCGCGAATGAGTTGACGATTCTCGTGGTTATCAATCATCATCCCATGGCGCATCTTCAGCCCTGAAGCAACCTCCCCTGCCAAAACAGGAATTCTACCTGCGCTCTTGTTGTCCTTTCGTCTATTCCGACGCCTAACTCGAAAAGTACATTTAGAATCGCGACCGCCAGATTGGGCCACTTGATCGTTTGTTGGAGTTGACGATGCGGTGAAATCCCCATTCACCACACCAAGAAGGGTGTCCACCACAACATCCTTCTCCCTAGGTTTCAATGCGTAAGCTATCCCCAAGCTCGCAGTTGAAACAGCCAACCCAGTCACACCGCGATCCACAGCGAGACTGCCCCCGGCGATCACTTTAGCTACGGTAGCCAAACCATAGCGAAGTGATCTCATCCACGATGACTCAGCTGGTGTAGTCCTGGAAATCATCCCCTCATCGGACGTGATGTTGGCTCCACAGTAAACTGCTTCGTTACCATCACCCCCAATAAAGGTCATCCCATTTGCTACACCACCCAAGGAAGGTGGGCCCCCATGTACGCGACAGTTATCCGAACTGTCCGCACGACGCATGAATTCTAC